GCCGGCGCTCACCGGGCCCGGGTGCACCTCGCCCTGCGCGTCGGTCCACTCGTACCAGGCGCGGTAGAGGTAGGTGGTGCTCGACGTCATCGAGCCGCCGCCTGCTGTCACCGTGCTAATAAGCTCGGGCCCGACGTGGAATCCGAGCTCGGACCACACCGAGCCGTCGTAGTGCAGCGGGCACGCGCCGGCCATGTACAGGCTGTGGCCGAACCCGGCGTATTGGTGGCTCTGGTCGTTGTCGAAGTCCATCGACACGAGGCGCACGGCGGCCTCGCGAAATAGGTCGTCGTCCTCGCTCAGCAAGCGCTCGCGCATCGGCAGCGCGATCCGGACCACGCTGTCAACGACCGGCGCCGAGGCCACGTGCTTGCGCACCGGCAGCCCGCCAGCCGCGCCCGGCAGATGGCGACCGACCGGGACGAACCCGTCGGTGCTCACGTCGCTGATCTTGAACGCCAGGTAGGTGTTGAACGCCGTCGTGTCGTGCACGAAGGTCGCGAACACGTCGCCATCGATGACGAACGCGCGCGACACGAGACCGACGGAGCGGACCGTGGTGATGGCTGCGTCCGGGCCGCTGGTGATCTCTGCCGACCCGATCGCGACGCGGTGGTTCGATGCTGCGACAGCGTTCTCCTCGAACGCCATCCATGCTCGGGTGGTGCCGGCGTCCGCGTCCTGCACGACCGCGAGCGCGATCCGCTGGATGTCGGTCGCCGCGTAGACGTTGCCGCTCGCGACCAGCGTGATCGTGCTCGTGTTCCCATCGCCTGCGGTGAACCAGTTGATGACGCCGTTGCCGATGCTGCTGATGTAGCTCAGCACGATGCGGTCACCGTTGGCGCCGTCGACATCGACGTACGCGATCGCCAGCGGCGAGCCCAGGAACCGCGCCGCCGCGTAGATGATGCTGGACGGCTCTCCGAGGAGGGGTGTACCGAGGGCGCCCGACTGGTCGACGTACCCGATGCGGATGTTGGTGGTCCCGAGTTCGTGCCAGGCGATCGCCGATGGCGTGCCGGTCCGCCCCGTGGGGCACGCGTCGTAGATGGGGTCCGTCGTGTCCAGGTCCGTGGTCAGCAGCACCGGGGTGACCGCGAGGCTCGGCGCGCTCGGGTCCACGACGACGACGTAGATCGCGCGCGCGGACACGACCGCGTAATAGACGTGCAGGCTGTTGCCGGCGGCCACGCAGCGCGGCGAGATGCCCGCGGCGTCGGCCTGGGTCGCGGCGCGGTGCACGCGGCCGGTCGTCTCGTCGGTGACCGACCACCAGACGCCGCCGGCCGAGTCCTCCCACGCGCTGACCGTGACGCCGTCGAGCGTGGCGTGGTCCGACTGGGTCTGCTGGGTCCCGGTGACCACGAGCGGCCGATCGGTGCCGACGGCGCTGAACACCGCGCCGGTGTCGGACACGCTGCCGTCGGCTGCGACCGAGTAGGCCCGGTTTGACGTGAACGCGAGGAGCTCGGTGTCACCGCGCTGCGCGAGCCGCTTGCCGCCCGTGATCGTCGCGAGGCCCTCGTAGCCGTTCCGCTTCTTGATGCTCGTCGCCTTCGTGAACACGCCGTTCTCGAGGGCGAGCAGCTTCGTCGTCGGGACACTTTTTTCGTCGGACTTGGTCTCGACGCCGCCCGAGAACTTGAAATGCAGCTCCGCCTCAGCCACGGTTCACCCGGGCGAGGCGTTCCATGTGGAACGGTGGGAGCGCTTGAGCCGCGAACATGGTCCATGTCCGCGGACTTGTTCAAGCGGTGGTGCGAGGATACCTCAGACGGGAGCGCCGTGCCAAGCCCCGAAGGGCCGGCAGGAGGCGGGGAGCGACCCCGCTGGTCTGCTACCGACGCAGTCTGTCGGACGCCCCTGCCGAGTCGCCCGGCCGGATTCGAACCGGCAGTCGTTGCGTCGGCGGGGATCGAACCCGCGGCCTCCAGGTTATGAGCCTGGCGAGCTACCACTGCTCCACGGCGCGGCACCACCCTGCCACCGCGGGACCGCGCGCGTCAAGCCCTACCGCAGCACGACATCCGCGACGTCGTCCAGCGCCAGTCGTTCGGCGTCCTTGAGGGACTTCCCACCGCAGAACTGGCGGATCGCCGCCCGCTCGTTCCAGAGCTCGATCACGTCCTCCAGGGTGCGCTTCGACCGCTTGGCGATGAGCGTGAGCCGGTCGGTCTTGGTCATTGGTCGCCGTTGCCGTCGCCGTAGCCGGAGCCGTCGCCGTCGCCGTAGCCGTAGCCGGAGCCGTAGCCGGAGCCGTAGCCGTTGCCGGAGCCGTAGCCGTTGCCGTCGCCGTAGCCGTCGCCGTCGCCGTCGCCGTAGCCGTAGCCGGAGCCGTCGCCGGAGCCGTCGCCGGAGCCGTCGCCGTAGCCGGAGCCGTCGCCGGAGCCGTCGCCGGAGCCGTCGCCGGAGCCGTCGCCGAAGCCGGTCACAGCCACCTCGGCTTGCGAAGGTTCTCCGCGGCGGCGGGCGCTACGTCGATGACCTCGATCGCCTCGGTCAGCACGACGTCGCCTGGCGATCGCTCGCTGATCCGGGTGTACTCGGTCATGTGGGCGCCGGTGGTCGCGAGTTCCGTCAGTGTGTTCGCGCCGCGCCACCGCCAGATTCGATGCGCGTCCTTGAGCGTCACCTCCTTCCCATCGCGCGAGACGAGCTCACCGACATGGACTCCGGCGGAGTAGGTGCGAACGAGGACGATTTTCTTCTTTGGGGTCTTGGGTTTCTGCATGGTGCGCTCTCATGCTACGCGCGTGCCTAGGCGCGCGTCATTCCATGTGCATGTAATCTGCGGACCGACGTCGATGCATCGATCGCGAGGTGTGGCGTTTCGTATCCGGGTGTGTTGCGCTTCGTATCCGGGTATTTCCCGCCGCGCCGCGCGTCAAGCCCCGTCACCGGGTGTCACCGGGTCGAACCGACAAAACTGACAGAACCCCGGCCGGCGTCACCGGGTGTCACCGGGTTGAGGTAGGATTCCCCCGCGGGTCCGGTGGTCGGTCCCGTGGGGCCCGGCGAACCTCGACCCATGGGTGGCGCCGGGCCCCTCTTGACGCCGCCGCGCCAGGGTGTAGGATCGGGTCGATCGTGACTCCTCCGTGATGGTCTGGGGCCGGCGGGATGTGACGGCAATCTGCCCGCCGGCTCCGATGTTCACCGCGCGCCCACGTCACCCGCAAGGTGAACGCGAGACGCCAGGTTCCCACATCGATGTTTCGCGCGCGTTGCGCAACGATGGCGGGATGTTTTCGCTCCCGTCGTCCTCGTTACAGAACCTGTCTGACCGCCAGACCACCGGACCAGTCGAGCGCGCGGGCGCCGACGAGGAGGACGGGTTCACACCGCATGATGCGGTCCGCGCGTGCCTCGGGTGGCCGCGTCTCGAGCGCCCTCGCCGAACACTGACTCCCGATAGCAATTCGCGGAATGACCGTCCGGATTACGACAAACCCGCGTAGGGTGCAGAGGCCGGCGCGGTGCCGTTTGCTCTGACCTCGCTGACACCAGGTCACGACCCCGCGCCGGCACCTTCACAGCATGCCACAGACGCACAGCGGCGGCGCGAATCTCACGGTCCGGATTGCCGCGTGCAAGCACAGCGGTGGCCATCTCACTGTGCGCGACCTTCTGATGGGTGTTGGCGCGAACCCGCTCCAGTCGCCTATGATGCAGGGGCGAGCGATTTGCTCTCGTCTCGCAAAGGAGTGGATATGTCATCGCTGACTCGGTTTTCTCTATGGTGTACATTTTCAATTGTGGCAGTGACCGGGGGTTGCATGGGGCCGGATGCCCCGACCAACCTCCCGGTCGTGAACGTGGGTCTGACCTCGTCCGGCCTGGGCACCGCGGCCGGTACGCCACCGCTGGGTGAGGCCATCTCGCCGGTCTCGGGCGCCCCGGGTGATGGGCTCGCGGTGGTCTCGCAGGTCGGCGGCTGGTCGACCGGCCCCGGCGCGGTGCGCTGGCACGGTGGTCAGTGGGTGATGCCGTACTCGCTGCGTCCCGGTTCAACGCTACTCAACGTGTCCTGTGACATCTGGAATCCGGCGCTGACACCAGCGGCGAGCGTGCTTGTCGAGGTCGTGTCCAGCAACGGGCAGGTCCTGGGCTCGTCACCCGTGTCGGCGTCGTCCTCCGTCGTGACCCGCGCGTGGCCGTTCGTCGGCACCCACGCGGTGGTCGACGGGGAGCAACTCGTAGTGCGGCTCTCGCCCCGGGACGTGCTCACCGGCGCGTGGACCACCGAACTGCAGGACACGACGGTG